CGGGTCCAAGGACGACCTTGCCGTCAGCGATGAGAATACCGAGGCGCATGGCGATTAGGCCGAGACGATGCGCTTGAGGGCGGAGGCCTCGCCGAGGGCGTAGCCGTAGAAGCACTCCAGCACAGCGACGACCTCGCCCTTGTCGTTGTCGTAGAACTCGCGGTAGCCGAGGGTGATTCCGGTGTTCTCGTCAGCCACCGGGCGGTAGACGCCATCCTGGCTCCGGCCGGAGGGCTGGAGGTAGCGCATGGCGGTGATGAGGGCGGACGGGTAGGCGGCGAAGCCGACCAGGTTCTGGGCGTTGGCCGGGATCAGGCTCGAACGGTAAGTCATGAAGCCCGACAGGTTCGGGAGGCTGCCGGTCTGGTTGGCAGTCGCACCGAGGGCAGCGGCGTCCTTGATGACCGAGTCCTTGAGCAGCGCATTGTAGTAGCTGCTGGACAGAACCAAGCTCCGAGGCATCTCGGGCATATCGGCGGTGTCGCAAGCATCTTTAATGTCCACGATGTCCGCATAGTCGAAGTTCGCAGCCAGACCAGTGTGGGCGGCGGCTCCGTAGTTGGCGAGGGTGACCGCGGACAGAACGTCCTGGAAGACAGCCTTGGCCAACTGGAAACCCTTCTGCATACCGAAGCGCTCGAGGGTGACGGCCGGCGACTTGGCGATGGCCACGTCGGACAGATACCAAGAGACGAACTTGTGCTTGTTGAGCGTGATCGTCCGCTTGTTCAGGGTGCTATCCTGACGGGTGTAGGTGCCGGAAAAGTCCGCGGCGGCAGAGGCGGCCGGAACGTAGGGCACCTGGATGGTGTCGGACTTCGAGGCAGGAGCCGGGTCGAAGTCAGTGGTGAAAGCCGACATGGGAGCAAAAGCTCCAACGAAGGCGTCGAGGCCCGCTTGGGAGATGAGCGTCCCATTCAGGCCGGAGTCGAGGGTGTTAGCCATTGTGTGTTTGGGTTGGTTGTGAGGTTACCGTTTCAGCAACTGGGCCTTGTTTGCGGACCAGAAAGCCGTGCGCTGTTTCGGATCAGTGATCCGATCAAACTCAGCGCGAAGTTCGTCGGAAGTCTTGCCGGATGCGGAGGCCGGGGCCCCAACGGGGTCGGCTCCGGGCTTCGGGGCCTGGATCGCGGCCAGCAACTCGGCGGCCTTGGCGTCGGCCTGGATTTGGGCCACCCAGGCATCCTTGACGTTGGCGGCGATGCGGCCGTCGGCGATGGCGGCCTCGACGGTCGAAACGACCTTGGACTTGGCGATCTCGTCGAGCGCGGCCTGGGCGTCGTCCTTGGCTTGCTTTACCTTGGCAAAGGCAGCCTCGAACTCGGCAACGGCGGCGTCCTCCGCGAGGTCAGCGGAGGAGATGAGTCCGGCGGAGGCCAGACTCTGGAGCAGTTTGTTCATGGGTTGGGATTTGGGTTGGGAATTGTCCGGGGTCTCTGTAGACGCGTTCTCTGCGTCCAGTTGAGCGTGCAAGGCGCGGAACCAGTCACGGCCCGCAGCCCCTCCCCACAGATTTGCAGCCACGTCGGCCGGACTGTCAGCCTCGGCATCCAGAAACCGCTCATTGCGAGCCCACCAACGGTAGGCTTTGCGGATTTTGTTCTCGGTCGGAGCTTCTCCGGCCTTCAAACTGCGGGCCTCCTTTACGGTCGCGGCTTCAAGGCCGTCTCCACCGAGCCCGTCCTCGACCTGTCGGACCCCCTTATCAAATGCGCGGCGGGCAGCCTGGGGCGCGGTCTTGGAAACGGCTCGGATGCCGTCGGTGGCCTTGTCCTCGGTCTCGATGACCTTGAGGTCTTCAACCTTCGACAGTTGGGAGAAATTGAGCCCGACTAGCATCTCGCCCTCCAAGAAGGCATCGGTGCCCGGGATCGCCTGATAGCGCTGGATTAGCGCAGCAGGATCGGCGGCGCTGGCCTCGACTCGGATGCCGGCGTCGGGCACCTCCAGGACTCCAGACCGGACGATCTCGACGATCTCTCCGTAGGCCATGCTTGTCCCGTCCATCCAGCCGACTTGATCCTCCAGGACAAGTTCAGCCGGTGCCGCTGCCTGTACGAGTCCGGCAGGAGTGCGAGCGAATCGGTCGGCCCGGACGCTGGCCTTGATTGGTTGGGCATGGGTCAATTCCGTCACGAATCCGTCAGCCAACGCGGTCGCTCCGTCGATCCAAGTCTCGGCGTCCATCATGGACTGGATCGTTGCCTTGGTTTTCTTAGAACACTTCGCGTAGATGCCGGCCAGCGTCTGACTCAGCTTGTCGAGCAGGTCGGCCTGTTCGCGGAGGTCTGTCGCGTCACCGATGCACCCGGTCCACGGGTTGTGGATCATCAGGTAGGCGGACTCAGGCATCACCCGCTTGGATCCGGCCATGGCGATGATCGACGCAATGGAAGCGGCGATTCCGTCCACGGTGACCGTCACGTTGGGACGGGCGGCCAGGTAGTGATAGATCGCCAGGCCGTCGAACACCGACCCGCCAGGCGAGTTGATGCGGACGTTGATCGGGCGATCACCGAGTGCCTTCATGTCCCGGACGAACTGGGCAGCCGTGATACCCCACCCGCCGATCTCATCGTAGATGAAGACCTCGGTGGGCTGGTCCGGCTGGACCTGGGCTTTGATCTCGTACCAGTTTTTCACGGTGTAGCTGCGGCGTTATTGCTCGAAAGCTCGTTGGGGTCGAGAGTCATTATCTCGGCCCGTTCGACGTTGAACTCCTGGGCAAGCTCTTGTGCATAGGCGATTTCAGCCGCCTTTTGCCGCAGTTGCTCGCGCCAGTCTTCACCGGTCTCGGCGTAGATGCTCTGAAGCGTCCTCATGCCGGTTTTGAACTCGGCGACCGCGGCGGCGGAATTGCGGCCGACGTCCACGTTGATCGACCTCGGTGCCCGGAACGTGGACCGATACCAGTCCGGCGGCGGGATGCGAAGCGCCGGGTCGGTGCGCATGCCGGCCTCGATGACGTACTCGTAGACGCGGCGGAGGTGGTCGGCGATGACGGCGGACCGGGACCGGAAGAATGCGTTGGCGATGTCGAGAACCGACCGCATCGAGGTGCCCTGCATTGAGGTCGGGAGAACGATCTCCTTGGGCACTCCAATGCCGGCGCAGACCTTCCCGGTAAGGTAGTCCCAATAGCCAGAGGTTGCCGCGGACGGGCGCTCGACCTGGAATTGATTGAACTCGTCCCCGTGCTTGAGGACGGCGACCTCCCCACCGAAGACGTCCTTGTAATAGTCGGCCCGCTCGACGCCGTCGGATCCTGTCACGGTGCCGCGGATGATGTCGTCGTCGGTGACCTCTCCCTCCTTTGTCTTGATGACGTTTTGGACCTTCGACGCAGCCTTGGCGGCTTGCATCTCGAAGATTTGGAGGTCGTCCAAGTCGTGCAGGTCGTTCATCACCGGGTAGAGCGCCGGGAGCCCCCGGTACTGCCCCGGGCGGCCTGGCTCGAAGACGTGGACGATGAACTCGGCGGCGATGCGCTGGAAAGTCTCCTTCCGTTTGCCGTCCTCCGAGGCGATCCAATAGGCGACCGGGCGGCCGCGGTCGTCCACCTCGATGCCGTCGATCACGTTTCGGTCGTCCGGTGCGGGCGGGTTTTTGACCCGGTGGGATTCCACCAACTGGATCCGAGGGTTGCCGGAGTCTCCCCTGGTCAAGACGATGAAGATCTCGCCGTCCACGAACAAAGCCCGGGCGACGATGCCCTGGAGGCTCCCGAACGACAGCCGGGACGACAAGTCGGCGAACTTCTGCCAGTCGCGCCAGTAATTGAGCGCGGCCTGGTTCCATGTTGGATTCGAGGACGACGGAAAGAACGCCAGACCCTGCCCGACCGTGTATTGCTCGAACAAGTCGGCGATCCGATTCACGAAGGCGTTGTTGCGCTCGAAGTACCGGGACCGGCGGACCAACTCGTAGCGGCTGTAAGGGTCGATGTCGTAGACGGCTGACTGGACGGACCCGTGCAGGGTGGAACGCTGGGTCGAATGACGGGCCCCCTCATATCGTGCCTTGGGAGCGACGACGAACCGGGTGGCTGCCTGGAGGCGTCGGAGGAGGTTCATCGGATCAGGTTCGAGAAATCGTTTCGGTAGGACCGGATCGGCTTCAACCGGGCCATCATGTAGGCGTAGCGGGTCGCGTCGGTCACGTTCCCCGCGGCGACGGCGTCGTCATACAGGTCCAAGAGGCGGCTGTAAACCTCGGCCATTTCGGTCGGAGTCACGCCCTCGTTGGCGTTGACCTGGAACGTCACCGATCTGCCATTGCCGGTGGTCTGCTGAAGAACCTTTCCAGACTCAAGCGCGTGGACCGCCTCGTTGTTGAGGCTGTTGAGCTTGTCGAGCAACGTCGCCCCATGGGTCACCGTCGAGTAGACGTGACGCAACAGGCCGCGGGCGAATGCTGAAGAAACTGCCACGATTCAAGGTCCGCATGATCCGGGACCGGACGCCACCGGGGCGTTGGCCCGTCCTTGCTCATTTGCGCCCGTGACGGCGTTCCGCCCGTGGTTGCGGGTGCCGGGTGAGCCACGTCAGAGCCTCGGTGAGCCTGGCCCGACCTCCTGGCATCGGGAACCCGCGGGCCTTCATGGCGTAAACGTAGGACGGAGCCCGCTTGAGCATGGCGGCGAGTTCCTTGGTCGTGAGCAGGTCAGTTTGCATCGGATGCGGCGGCGTTCATGCGGAGGCGGTTGAAGAAAATCGCAGCCGCCACCTGCATGACTTCGCAATCGGCCAGGTGATTCGGCCATTTCGACGACCTTGGCAGCCATGTCCACGTCGTCCGGCCGGTGGCGCTCGACAATCGGGCGACCTTTTGCTCGCAGTCGAGATGCCGCCAGTACTCGGGCGTGGCCACCTTTTCGGAGACCTCCCACCGTGTCCCCACCTTGCCCTTGCGAAGGCGCTCCAGAACGTCCTTGGTGATGTCGGTTCCGAACTCGAGCAATTTGAGTTCGAGGCTTCCCTGGCCTCCCGCGTTGTCACCAACCCGCGGGTCGATCCCTCGGAGGAAGAACGGCTCGTCCACCCCGGTCTTCGGGTTGCGCCATCCCTTCCTGGGCATTCCCTTCGATGGCATCCACCCGACCCAAAGCGGCACCCGCCCGGTGCGAGCCACGAACCGCCCCCACCGGAGGCATTCGGCGTAAACCGTCGGGGCATCGTAGCCTGAGTCGATGACGACGTGGACGTCCCCGACCCCGTGTTCCCGCTGTTTCTCGCGCACGTCGTGCCAGGTGTCGAGTGATCCGGCGTCGATGGCCCGGGATGATCCGTCCTCGTTCCACGCTCGAACCACGAACCAAAAGTGAGGGCTCGATGCCTGGCAGTCTACGGTCAGGAACTTGACGCACTTCTCGGTCAGACCCTCATTGCCGGCGACGATGAGTTCCTCCCGTTGCCGGGGAGCGGCTTGGTTTTCCCACGGCTCGGCCAAGTTTCCGTTCACGAACGACTGGAGTCCGAGCAATGACTCCTTGGCTTCGAGGAACTGCACGGCAAGGTGTCCCCAAGTGCATTTGCGATCCGGGCTGTAGAGGCTCGACAGGTGGTAGGACCGCACCCCGGGCAGCGCCCCCTTGTTTTCCGGGATCCATTGGCCGTGCCGGAGCCCGGCTACCTTTTGGGCATCGGTCATCGACCCCTTACAAAGTTGGCACTCGTACCGGGCAGATGCACGGACTCGGGAGAAGTCCCACTTGCCGTCCTCGAGCTTGGCGTCATCGTCCCACTTTACTTGCCGCCACTCCAATCGGATTGGTGCCTTGCAATGCGGGCACGGGATGTAGAATCGGCGTTGGTCCCCGCGGAGGAACCGTTGCCAGATGCGCCCGTCGGTCGTCGTCGGGGTCGATGTCAGGAACAGTTTGGACGATGAGAACGCCTTGAGGCGCTGCTCGGCCAGGTCCAGCGCGTCGGCCTCCCGCTCGGTGGCCTGGGCGAACTTGTCCACCTCGTCGGCCACCAACACCCGGACGGGCCGGGATGCGAGGTTGGCCGGACTGTTGGATCCCACGAACGTCAGCGTGGAACGGTCGAAGTGCTGTTCGAGGTTGGTGAGCTTGTCCCGATCCACCGGGAAGTGGGCGACGATTGCCGGGCAGTCCTCCAACATCGGGAGCCACCGGCTTTTCGAGAACGACCTGGCCAAGTTTTCGGTCGGCATGAGCCACAGCGCCGGGCTCGGCTCGTTGTCGATCAACCAAGCAAGGCCAGCCATCAGGGTCGTCGTTTTGCTGGTCTGGGATCCCCAGCACAAGGTCATCTCGGCCACCCCGGCGTCCTTCCAGCACTCCAACGGCTCCCGGGTGTATGGGCGGACACTGGTCGAGAACGGTCCCGGGTTCTCGGTTTGCCGGGCGGTGAGTTTGAGGTTTGCCTCGGCCCACTCCACGACGGTTTGGCGCGGCGTCGGCCGGTAAAGCCCGCGGCGGAACTCGAGGAGATCGCGTTGAAGGTCGGTTAGCATTACACGTCCCCAATCGGCACGACGACCCGGGCATTGAGCAAATCGGCCATGCGTTTTGGTTGCAGCGGGTATTGGATGACGTGGCGGCCCCACTTCCTTTCGATGGCGCGGCAGAACTTGGTTTCGGACTCGATGGTCCGGCTCGACACGATCCCGCCCGCGTTGTCCCCGTGTTCGCAGACGTAGGCGTACTTATTGAGCCGGAGAATCTTTCGCTCGCGGTTTAACACCTGGAGCGCGAAGTCGTAGTCGTCCTTCGACCCCATCCTTTCGTCATTGAGATAACGGTGGGCGAAGTGCCCGGTGAACGGCCCCAACACCGGGGCGGACAGCGAGAACGGCTTAAACTGTTTGTAGATGCGCCCGTCCTCGTTGAGGTTGAGACCCCACAGAACGCATCCGAACTGGTGGGCGAGGTTGAACCCGCGGACGATCAGGTCGTCGGCTTCCTCCGGGGTCAGCATGATTTTTTGATCGCTCTTGCCCGTCCACCGGCCCCGCTTGTAGACCCCCTCGGTATGGCAAAGCCCGCTCACGTCGTCGTCGATCATGAGCAATGGCCGTGGGATGTTTCGGAGGATCCAGTTTCGTTTGCGGGCAATGTTACCGTCGGCCGAGTCTGGGATCGCCAACACCCGGGACGACCCGACCACGTTGGCGTAGTCCTTCGCCTGGGATTCCGGGACGCAGTATCGGGCGGACTGGAAGTAGTCCCGACCGGGTAGGCGATCCGGGTGAGCCCGCCGAAACGACGGGATGATGACGGAAACGGTGGGGTCTTTCATGCTATGCGGTTGAGCCAGTCGGACCCGCGGATGACCCGGCCGATGCCGGTGGGTTGCCCCTTCCTCGGGATCAGGTCCTTTACCTCCTTGAGCCCGAACTTTTCCTGGGCGACCTGCCAGTCCAGCGGGTTGTCAAAGTACAACACGACGTAGTTGTGAGCGTGGAGCAACTCCTCGGAGAACTCTACTTCCGGGGCGGGCTCCTCCGGGTCGGTGTCCCCGGCTGGCTCTCCCATGATCTCGGCCAATTCCTCGGGACTGAACCCGGTCAGGCTCACGTCGAACCCGGCGGCCTCGAGCGCCTTGAGTTCCGCGGCGAGGGTGTCCTCGTTCCACCCGGCATTGAGCGCCAACTTGTTGTCGGCCAGGCAGTAGGCCCGCACCTGGTCCTGGGTGAGGTGTTCGAGGCGGATGCACGGGACGTCCTCCATGCCAAGCGACCGGGCGGCCTCCACCCGACCGTGGCCGGCGATGATGGTCTCGTCCTTGTCGATCAAGACCGGGTTGGTGAAGCCGAACTCGACCATTGAGGCGGCGATCTGGGCGACCTGGTCGGGCGAATGGGTCCGGGCGTTGTGGGTGTAGGCTTTGAGCGCCCCGATTGGGACGATCTCGATGGCGGGTTTGTTCTTCATTTCCAAGGGTCGGTTTGCTGCAAGGTCGCGAGGGCGACTTCCTGGACCCAGCGGTCCAGTTCTTTCTCGGCGTGTTCTGGGTCGTGAGGGGCGATCCGTCCGGCGAGTTGCTTCGGCATGGCGCGGAGCAACGTGGCGACCGCTCCGTCGTGTTCGGTCATGGCCTTTCGTACCCAGTCCCCGGAGACGAGGTGCCGCTCTTTCTCGGACAGGGCAAGTACTTCCTCCCGGGCGGCGGACAAGTTCCTGGCGGCCTGGGCGTGGATCGAAACAAGGCGGCCGGCATCGGGCTGCCCGGCTTTGAGCGCCCGGACGGCCAAGGCGTAGGCGGCCCTCTCGATTTGCCGTTGGCGTTCGTAGGCCCCCTGCGGAGTGTCGGCGGACACGGCCGCGGGATCCGTCGGGGCCTGGGCCTCGGGCGGACGGTACGGTCCCGGATCCACCGGGGCGGCCGGCTTGCCCTTGGCTCCTGGGGTTGGCCTGGCCTTGGCGCTCATGCCGCGCCACTTGTCCGCGGCTTCCCGGGACGACAGCGGCATCCCGGCTTTCACCAACTGGGAGACCCTCCCCTTTGTGAGCCCGGTGGCCCTCGCGTAGTCGGCCTGGGTCATCGGAGGGTGTCCGGTAAGTTTTCCGGCTTTTCGGCCATGATCTCCCGGAGGCCCCGGGCGATGGTGGCCCGCCTGGGATCCCGCGGGTGGGCGTCCATGGTCTGGCTTTCGGCGAACTGTTCCGGGGTCATGGTGCCGGCCCGGATCCGGCCAATGGCCCACTTGATGAGGTGGTGCCCGTAGTTGAGGGAGACGTAATAGGCGGAGGTGGTCAGGGGCATGGCTTGGGGTTTACTAAACGGGTGGAAGGTTACGCTCGCGGGCTCCTCGGTCTGCTTTGGCCCCTGCGTGACAGGTTTTTGGCCGGAGGGTTCCCACCCGGGGGGAGGTGGCTGTCCTTGGTGGCCACGCCCTGCGCTTTGGCTGGCCTTCCTGCGCGTTTTGATTGCGAGACAGTCTCTTGACCCTCCCGGGCAAGCTCGACTGCCTGGCGGCGGTAGATTTCGCGTCCGTGGGCGATGATGTCCCCGATCTTGGCCGTGGACGCCTTGATGGCCTTGGCGACCTGGACGTGGGTGGACCCGTTATCGTGCATCAGGTACGCCCGGAGGCATGGGTAGGCCTCGATGGGTTTGGAATAGGATTGTTCAGGGGCAAACAGTTTCGGGATCGGTCGCCCCTCCTGGTCAAACTGGGTGCCGACCGGGTAGGATAGGAGCCCTCGGCGGATGCCGTAGGCGACCAGGTCGTCGGCCTGGGACAGCGTCCGCATGGCGTCGGCGTCCATGGGTTTGATCTCCCCGGGCTGAACCTTCCGGCAGAGGTAGGCTTGTCGGCGGCTCATAGGTCAGAACGGAACATCGTCGTCGGGATCGAGGCTCGGGTCGGGCTTGGTCTCGGGCTTGGCCTTTTGAGGCGCGGGCGCGTCCCCTCCTCGGTTGATCTTCTTGTAGTTCCCCACGATTGCCCCCTTGGTGCCCTTTTCCCGGGCTTCCTTCGAGACGCCCTGGGAGACGAACCCGTCGTTGCCGTATTGGTCCACCCCGTCCTTGTTGGGAATCAATATGAGGTCTGCGTAGATGCCCTTTTGGCCCTTGAAAAAGTGGCCCTTGTCGAGCTTGGTGACGTCGATTTTTGCGATAATCATGGGGTCTTGATAACGATCTGTCGGGTGGTTTCTCTCATTCTGCGGAGCATCGGCTCCCCGATATCGGGTCCGATCCGAAGCTGTTTGACGAGGGCAACCCCGTCGAGGTTGGTTGTGACTACAATGGGGCGGCCGTGGCGGTAGCGTCCATCCAGAACGTCAAACCAGATGCCCACGGTGGCCGGGGTCCACGGCGCTTTGCCCAGGTCGTCGATGAAAAGCACGTCGGCCTCGATGAGGCGGTCCACGAACTCGGTCAGGGTGAACTTGCCACCCGCGTCCCTGGCTTCCCGGTCGAACTCCCCGGACGCAAGGGCCCGGATTCGTTTGCCGGCGTCGAACGACCGGCGCAAAAGTCGCCACGTCGCCCGAGTCTTTCCCGACCCTGACTTTCCGCGGACGATGAGCCCGTGGACGGTCAGGTCGTGGTCGATGACCTGTTGGAGGATCGGAAACTCGCCCAGGAGGCGTTGGGTCTGGGTTCGGCCACCTTCAGTTGTGCAGCGAAACTCGAACGGGCAGAGCGCCTCCCAGGCTTCACGGCGAGCCCTTTGGCGTTCGGCTTGTTCCTGGTCCCACTCGCGTTCCTGTTCGTGCGCCCGCTTCGAGATAATGCATGGGTCGCAGTAACGTGCCTGGAACAACACCTTGCCCGGGTTGAACGGCGACCGCATGACGGCGGCCTGGAAGTCTTTAAGGCAAGCCGGGCACTTGGACGGCACCCGTTCCAATTCGTCGATGGTGTCCATGGTCAGAATGCGGCGTCGTCAGGGGTTGAGGTGGCGTAGCGGTTGTCCTGGCCGAAGCTCAGGCTCTGGGATCGCTCTTTCCATCTGGCGGCCCATCCCGCCAACGCATGGGGCCATGACTTCATTGGCACCTTTCCGACCCGCCATCCGTTTGAGGCGTAGTAGGCCACAAACTTGTCCACCTCGGTGCCTGGGAGTCCGATCTTTGCAGCTTCGAGGTTCAACTCCTCGCGGGTTGGAGGAACGAATCGAGCGCGGGGAGCGGAAGCGACCTCGGGTTCCTTGTTCCCTGTTCCCTGTTCCTCTCCCTGTTCCCTGTTCCCTGTTCCCATTCCAGAGCAATCTTTCTCGAATCCTCTCGAATCCTCCCGAGACTCGTCGAATTGCGGAAGCTTTGAAGCCGATGGTTTGTCGATTTTCTGGTGATTCAGCCATTTCGGGATGTCGAGGTAGCTCTCCCCATCGACCTGGTAGATGCGGATGCACCCCTCCTTTTGGAGTTCGGCAATCCAGGCCGGCAGTTTCTTGAATGCGTCGTCGTCGTATGGGTAGAGACGACTCGCGAGTAGTCGCGAGGATGCGCGAGCCCTTCCCTGGTCGTCGCAGCACGAAAAGAGTCCGATGAAAAGCAAGCGGGCCTCTCGCGAGACTCTGCCTAGGCTTTCCGACTCCCAGAACTCGGGTTTGATGGATCTGATTCTCATGGGGCAAGTGAAGCCCCAATCCAACCAACACCGGGTAGCAGTGGGTGCAGCCCTGAACGTTGCGTTTCAGGGAAACCCGCCGGCATTGGCTGGATTGGAGGTTCTTGTGACTGTTTCATGTCTGCTTTGGGCTGCTACACCCGTGCCGCCTTGCGGCGACTGCTCACAGTTACTTCGACTCGGTCGAGACTGCCAGCGAAAACTTGTCGTGGAACTCGGCTTTGGGGCGCACGTAGGCGCGGCCGTTGCGGGTGTAGACGACGGCCTGGCGCTTGGTCTCACCGATGCGGAGTTCAGCCTCGGCGATGACTTCGACGATCACCGCGGGATTGTGGCGGCTTTGGTATTTCATGGGGTCTTTTTCTGGCGGTAATGCGGGACCGGGTAGGACCCGCGTGTCGGGCACGGGATGCGGAAGCTCTTGGTCTCCATGAGACCGACCTCGACGCCCTGGTTCAAGATGCGGTTGGTTTGGCTTTGCTGAAGTCCCCACTCGGCCATCCATTGCCGGGAGGTTTTCCACTCGGCGGTTGGGATCTCGATCTTGCGTTGGATCTCGTCACGGATCCGTCTTAGAAGCTCGGCAGATTCCATGCTGTTTCCCCCTGCGGCCATTGGTGAAGGTAAAGTTGGGCGCTGGTCTCGGTGAACTCCCCGAACACGATCCCGTGAGACCACGCGAGCGTCCCGCGGCGGCGCAGGGCGTAGTCCATCGCGGCAGCATCGGCCAACGTCCCCGGCGAAAGGCAGGTCGGGTTTCCGTCCCGTCGGCCGGTGGCGATCCCGGCCCGGTGGGCGTGAGCGACGACGGTGTTGCCCCAGCACTCGGCGGTGTCCCGGAGGAAGTTCTCACCGAACAGCAGCCCGTGGCCCCACTTGTAGCCGCCCAGGGTGTACCACGACCGCGGGAGGACGTCGTGGTGCCGAATGAAGACCCGGCAGTGCCGCTCGATGGGCTCGACCATTTTCTCCCAGATGGCCTGGGCGAATCCGCGGACCACGGTGTTGTGGTGGTGGGTGTACCGGAGCGCCCGGAGGTCGTGGTTGCCGACGATGAAGACGGTGGGACGGAGTGCGTCGAGGAACTCCCGGCCCTTGTCGATGTCGTCGAGGTAGTCATCGGCATGGTCGGAGTCGTCCGGGTTGGCCAGCGCCCCGGCCCGCAGCGATGCCAGGTCGTAGGCGTCCCCGAGGTGGATGACCTCGTCGGGGCGGAACTGTTCGCGGAACAAAAGCGCGGCGGCCAGCGCGTTCGGGTTGGCCCGATTTCCATGGGAACACCCGACGGCCATGACCCGGCGGCGGGCGGTGATGACATTCACGATGCGGTCCCGTGGAACAGAAACCGCGCTTCGGTACAAGCCCGCGGTGACAAGCGGGCGAGCATGGGCTCACGGAACGTCCTTTCGACGCTGGCCGGACCCGATGAGCGAGACCGCGGCTTGGGTGACGTTGTGGTCTGCGGCGATGACCTTGAGGCGCTCCCCTGCAGTCCAACGGCGGCGGATGTCTCGGACGGAGTCGTCGGGCAGCGGCGGGTTGAGCAACACCCCGTGGGTGAGCTTCTTGGATGGCTTGGCCTGGACGGGTTGCTCACCCAAGAGTCTGGCGACCTGGTCGGCGGTCAGCGGTGCCTTCACTTGGTGCCCTTTCGTTTCTTCCGGGTGAAGTGGGTGGGCCCGTCGGCCACGCGGATCTTCCGAACGTGCCGGGCGATCTCCCCGGCTTGGGCCTTGGTCAGACCCGGGGCGTCGATTCCGTCGGACAGGATGCGTCGGACCCTTGAACTGCTCACGGCTTGGCCTCCTTGGCTTCGTCCAGAATCATCAGCATTGCGACAGCAGCAACCTTGTCCGATCCATCCTTGAAGAATGCCGTGGAAGCTCTTGAGATGATGTTTTCCAGTCGCCCGATGCGCTCGCGGAGTTCCCGGATCTTCTCGGCCGCGGCGACCATTTGTTGGGAGGCCGTGTTCATCTGCTCGACGTCGTCCTTGGTCTCCTGGACGTGTCGGGCGACCAGGTTGGCCATCAGCGTCAGGCGCTCGGCGGCCTCGGCCACGACGGCGTTTGCGACCCCGTCCTCGGAGTGGATCTCGACGGACAACACCCGCAGCGCCGAGACGAGTTGTTCGGTCGTCGCTTTCAATTTGGCACCTCCACCACGAAGTCAAAGTTGACCCGCCAGGTCTCCCCGAGGCGGTTGAACGTCTCGCGGCCGATCTTCCAAGTGGCCGGCTTGGCCTTGTAGGTGGTTTTTCGGCAGTGGATGCGGAGCCCCTCGATGGATTGGATCGGCACGTTGCGGAGTCGGTGATCCGGCGGCAGTTCGTGGAGTTTCACGGCTTGGAATCCTTGGCGAGTTGCTTCTCGACCTTCCGCCAGTAGTCCAACGTGGCGGGCTTTTGGTCGCCCCGGGGTCCACCGTTCCAACGTCGGGCGGCCTGTTCGGCGGTCGCCCCGCGGGCGTAGCGTTCGAGGTAGGCCTGGCAGACTTTACGGGCCAGCGCCCGGTTGGTCATGTCCTCCCAGCGGTGCCTGGATCCGGTGAATCGGTTGACGTCCAAGACGACTCCCCGGTGAATCTGGAGCGCCCCGAGTGCGCGGCCTTGGTCACCGATGGCCTGGTCGTTCCCGCTGCTTTCGACGGCGATGAGTGCGGTGATGAGGTTGGTCAGGTTCATGGGATCAAAGGGCGTTGGTCCAGTTGGTGGCGATGAACTCGAAGACGGCTTCGACAGCCTCCTCGTCGTGTCCAAGGACCCCGCGGGGCGCTGGAGTGGCCGTGCGCTCAAAACGGATCTCAAACGGCGCGTCAGCAAACTCTCTGCGAATCATGGCTTCGAGGTTGTCGTTGGCGCGGGCGACCCCTTCCTCGTAGTCGCTGCCCCAAAAGCAACTCCAGTAGGCGGGATCGGTCGGAAGTTGGACGGTAATCATAGGAATCATTCGGTCAGTGTTGAAGTGTGCGCGTTGGCCAGTCGCGCCCCTGGTTGTCGATTTAGCCGGCGACAGGAACCGCCAGGATGAACTCTCCGCAGCAGTTGGAAACCTTGAAGCCCTGGAACTTCCCGTCGTTGTAGGGCTGGAAGTAATCCCGGCTCGATCCGACGAACCAGGCCCCGGTCACTCCGTGGTTGTGGCTTTTCTCTTCGCAGCGGATCGCCTTCACCAACTCCTTGTTGCCGGTGGCGCAGACCATGTCCTGCATCCCGTCGAACGCGGTGCGCTTGACGAAGTGCAGTTGCTCGCCGGACTTGCGGATGAAGGACTTGATCGTGGTGAGGGTGATTTTCTTGGCGTTGTTCATGATTCGATTCGTTCTGTTTTTCGCAGGCTTCGTTGCCTTCGATGCGCCTAATTTAACGAGGAAGCCGCATATGGGAAGAACTTTTTCAAAAAGATTTTGCCCGCGTGTTTCGGATGCGCGGCCCCCGTGCTGTCAGTCGATGAAGCGCCCCATGTCCAGGCGCAAGAGCGGATCCGGCGATGATGCCGGCCCGAGGATGACGATGCAGCCCGCACGGGCTCCGTAGGCCTTGGAGACCTCCAGTTGGACGACCTGTGAATCGTCGCGCCAGACCTGGAGTTGGGTGAGCGCGTCCATGACGGCCTTGGCGAGGTTGTCGAGGTCGGGCTTGGACTCATGCCAGACCGGAGCGGTCGGTTTGAGGTCCCCGTGTCGGTTCAGGTGGGCCTTGGGCCTCGGCATGAAGAATCCGAGGACAAGGCGCAATGGCCCGATGAACTGCACCCGGTTCCAGTTGGCTTTTGCGGTGGCACCAACGGCGAGTTTCCACGCGTCCGCGGTGCCTGGATCGTAGACGCCCGCGTGGTTGCCCCTGCGGAACGCCTTGACCCGCGGTTGGGCCTTTGGGTGGCCCACGACGAGAAACTGGAGGATATCAGCCATGGACAACCTCCTGGTCTGGATCGTAGACGCCGAGGATTCGGCCAGTGACCCTCGGGTTGGCGTACCACCAGCCTGTCGGGCTCTTTTCGGCGATGGCATCACAGTCCCCATCGAACGACACAAACACCCCGACCCGGAGGCGGTTGACCAGCGCGTGGTCCTCGGCCGCAAAGGACCGGAACTGCACCCGCTGGGCGTAGAGCGCCCCTTTGGCAAGTGTCCGTTGCTCGAACTCGACCGTCAGCAGCATCACCGGGTTGCCGGACTCGGCAGTGTGCATTTCGGCGGCGTGTAGAATGCGGGCGAACCCGGCACCTCGAAGGCTTCTCATTCGATGATCGGTTGAAGGTTTGCCGGCGAGTAGGACGGGCTCTTGATGATCTTTCCGTCGTTGCGGCGGACGATGTAGCGACCGTCCCCGACGTGGTGGGCTCGGGAATCCCCGGGCACGTTTCCGAGTTCGTCCTCGGACCACAACTTGCTCATGTTCGAGCGGTGTATTTCGTAGACCGCGGACTCGATTTGGTGGGTCGTGAACCCGGCGGCGATTGCGGCCCCGTAGACCACGTAGAGCAAGTCCCCGACAGCGTCGAGGTACTGCGTCGGGTTGGTAGCGTCCCGCAGTTCGTGGGCCTCCTCGTCGATCAGTCTCCACCGAAGGTTGTGGGTCTCCGGGTCTGGCATCGAGACGGTCGGAGGAACCGACTGCCCGAAGCGAAGCATGAACTCGCGGACGAATTCCATCGGGTGGGCATCTTCGGGTTCCATGATGGTCGGCCTCATGCGGCCTCCTTGTCCTGGACCAACGACGGCGCGGTCTGTTTGGCCTCGGTGCATCCTTCGAGCATAATCTCGACGAACCCGTCGAGGTCTTTGCCCTTTCGGCCGGTGGCTGACTTCACGGCGTCCTTGAACTTGGTCTTGGCAACCGTGATGGCTTGGACGAACTGGGCTTGAGTCCCGCCCGCGTCCATGAACCGAGCGAAAGCCATTTCCGGGTTTGTGATGGTCTCGCGGACCGACCCGGGCTTGAGTTTCCATCCCGGGACGACCTGGCCGGCCTCGATCATTCTGCGGGCCTTGCCGCGGACTGATTCGATAACGGCCTCGGCCAGCGGTGCCTTCGCCAAGAACTCCGCGATCTGCTCGGGAGTCATGACGATTTCGAGACCGTCCCGCGGAACCAGAGTTGGCAATGTCTCGACGATCCCGCGGGCCTCGGGGCAGACCTCCTTGGCCTTGCAATATTTGCAAGCCTCGGATGACGGGTTGCGCGGTTGTCCCGGCTTGCGGATGTCATCCATCAGCCTGGTCATCTCAGTCGATGCACGGACCAAGTCCTCGGCACCGTAGGTGCAGGTCGTGGGTTCCCCGGCCAATGGCTGAATGATGGCGACCGTCACCTCCTCGAACGGCCCGTAGGCGACATGGACCAACACGGCGAGCGCCCGAAGCTGCACGTTGCCGGTGGCGTGTTGGACCTCACCGCGTCCGGTCTTGTAGTCGATGACCAGTGCCCGGGTTCCGTCATGGTAGACCACGTCCGGCTTTCCAGACCATGACCTTGAGAAGTCGGCGTCGTACTCCCACAGACGTTTTTCCCGCATGCGCTGGAGGCGGTCCTGGAACGGGAAGACGGCCTTGGCAAGCTCGACCTCCTGGAGACGGCAGTTGATGGCCAGCTTGGCCTCCTCCTCGTTGAGTGCGATCCCTTCCCCGGCCAGATAGCCGTGGATGCGGTTTCCGACCTGCGCGTCGGGTCCGGTGACGTCAAGGCGTTGGATTGACTGCTCGAGCAGGAACGACCCTGGGCAGAGTGCGTACCGGTGCGCGGATGATGCGGACGGGAGTCCGTGGCGTTCGTCACTCATGGGCACCCCCAGTCTTGAGCGCGGCGTTTTCCGTCACCTTGAATCCTTGAGCCTTGAGTCGTTGAACCATAAGCCCGACAGCCTTCCCCATTTTTGGCGGCATCGGATCACCGTCTCGATCCTCCACTGCCTCGACGAAAGGAAGGCGTTCCTGGTTTGGATCTTCGAGCGCGGCGGTCACCTCGAACTTGCGGCGGACAGCGACGGGCATCGAGATGACCACGGCGTTGCCGTCGAGGTCCCACTTTGCGGTGATCGCCAGCGACAACACGGCCTTGCCGTTTTCCCGCTCCTGGGCGTCCTCCATGGCGGCGTTGATGGCCTCGTTGATCTGGTCCCGGGCTTCCTCGATGAGAGCCGGGATGCGGTCCGCTATGAGCGCGGCGAGTTCTGCAATGCGGTCGTTCACAGGCGCACCCCCACTTTCGTCTCGGTGTAGATGCGGGCGTGGGCCAACTGCCGGCACCCCCCCCGGATCATCTTCAACACGTCGGCCCGGCGGACGGTTATCTCGACCAATTCCGGGTGGGCCTGGGCGAATGCTCGGAGGTCGGTCACCTCGAACGTCCAGTCCTCGCGGACCACGGTCCCGGCGACCTTCGGGGCCTCGACGATTGCCGGGGCGTTTGCTTGGCGCTCTGCCGCGGCGGCTTGTTCTGCGGCTGCGGCCTGTTCGGCGGCGATTCGTTGCGCTTCGGCGGCGGCCCGCTTTCGTTCGGTGTCGGCCATGAGTTCGGCCTGGGCTGCCTCATGGACCTTGCGGCGAATCTCGGCCATGCGAGCGTCCTCCTCGGCCTGGCGTCGGCGTTCCTCCTCCTGGCGTTTCCGCTCCTCCTCGGCGGCGATGCGGCGTTGCTCGACCTCGTAGGCGGTCAGAAGTCCGGTCAGTCGGGTGATCTCGACTTCGACCTCGGCGATGAACTGCTTTGCCGTCGTGTCGATGCGTTTCCCTAGGTCCAGCACCGGAGCCTTGATGGCAGTCCGCGATGCCTCGACGGCCTTCGTGATCGCCTTCAATGCTTTTAGTGCGTCGGCCGCCCCACCGGCTTGCAGGTGATTCGAGACCCGACAGAAAAGCGCGGCGTTGGCCACGGCCTCGTCTCGGGCGGTGAATGCGTCGGGCGCGATGGTGATCTCGACGGACCCGACATTGCGGAGTGCTAGGGCGTTCACTTGGCCACCCCCTTAAGTTGAGTGATGAGGCCGCGGGAGCCCTTGAGGCATCGGTTGGCAAGCGCGTCGGAGATTTCGGACCAAGCGCCGACCTCTGCATGGAGGAAAGTTGTTTCGAGTCCCCACCGGTTGAAGGCTTCGAGGTTGAACCCGGCACCAGTCACCAATGCGGCGAGGCGTTCCTGGGGCGTCCCCGCGGGCTCCTGGGCGGCCGTGGCCGGTTCCGTTGCGACGGGTGCCGTCGATGGCGCGGTTGCCGGCTCCTGGGCGGGCGGCGTGGCCTCGACGGCTTTTGGCTCGTCCTTGAAGATTGGCTTACCTTCCTCCTTCGGGGCAGCCCCTGGGAAAGCGGTCTCGAGGGTGATCTCCCCGTCCTTGATGGCGGTCCCGAGGCCGATCAGCACTTCCAACCTGGCCAGGTCAATGTCCTCGACCTTGTCAGCCCCGACGGCCGCGAGGATGGCGGTGTCCTTGGCTCCCATCTGCTTCAACCGGGCGATGATCTGCGCCCGCTTCGATGTCAGGCTCTTGACGTCCCCAACTGCCACCCGCTTGGCGGCCTCGTAGACCGGCGTGATGAGCGCCCGAGGCACGACCCGGAACACGGCGTTGCGGAGAGCGATGGAGCAAGCCGCGTTGCCGGTCACCGCGATCATGTCGTCGGAGTATCTGGAACCGGACTTTGAGGTGACCCGACGGCGGACCTCGATGGAGACCGCCACGTTGTTTTCCAGGTCGTGGACGACGGCCTGGGCGGTGAGGAACTTTCCGTCGTCTGCGATGATGCGGGAACCCGCTTTGACGTGCTGATAGCTGGCGAGCGCGATCTCCGCCATGCGGACCGAGGGCCCCTGGATCGGCTTGTCGTCCCCACCCCGGCGGGCGGGCAACGTGTAGAAGCACGATGATGCGGTCTCCTCGTCGAGCGTGGCAAAGGACAGCATCCTTTCTTTTACCTTCGACAAGGTGCGCGGGTACTTGCGGGCGGTGGAGATCTGAACGTCCACCTGGGCGCGTTCGATAGAAGCGAGGGCGTCGTTTTGGACGATCTCGACGGGCATTGTCTCGTCAGTCATTGTTTCTTCCTCGGCCGTCCACCTTTCTTGCCGTTGCGGCGAGCGGCGGCAGCCTTTGATTTTGACGTGCTGCGCCCCATCTCCCTGGCGAGGTCGCCAAGGCTTGCAGCAAAGATCGAATTGCAGACGGGGCACTTCATCGTCGGGTTGAAGAATAACCCAACGATGGGTTACCGTCCAGGCTTTTTTTATGGCGGCTGAGTTCCAGGCGGGAAGTAATCGTCCACCTCCACGTAGTAATCGTGGTAGACGGTGACCGAGTAGTTCATGCCGCCGACGTGGGCCTTCGCGTATAGGCGTTTATTTCGCCCGACCACGACGGTCCCGGACGTTGCCGCAATCGTCGTGTAAGTGCCCGCGGCCGCACCCAAAGCCACCAGGCTGTATTCGATATGAGCCCCGGCCGTGGGCGTTGACAACGTGACGGTGATCGGGAACTGCCCGGACCTGAAGCCCATGCCTGGAGGATCAAACGTCGGCGCGGCGGTGTCGTTGTTTCCTCGGATCTGAATCGTCACCGACGAAGTGCCTCCGCCCGCGGTGAGTTGCTTTCGGCGGATGCGGCCCGACGTGTCGAGTCCGGCCATGTAGACCTGCCAATTCCCGTTTGTTGGAATGACGAACTCGGCGACCACTTTTTGATAGCTCGACGGCGTGTAGTCGGCCGACCACAGGAGCAATTCCGTCGCCCCGTTTTTCGCATAGAGGCGGGCACCGATCAGGTCCGCTGACTTGTCGGTGATCGTGGCCTCGACAGTCCATCTGTCAGTCGTTTCATAGTGGACCGTGAAGTCGGTGATCTCCCCACCGTTCGCCTTCACCGAGTTAAACGTGGTCGTCGGGGCGTAGGGATCGGCGAACGTGTAGGAAATATTAGGGCATAGGGTCGTGTTCGACAGGTCGGCTACCGATTCGGCGTTGGCGGACTGAAGGCGGAACGTCGCGGTCGAAAGGTTTTCGAGGTAGGCCACGAACGATTCGTGGGTCATCGAGGCGAGATCCGACCTGTAGCCGATCCAGACCTTGTCCCCGACGTCGGCCGTCCTGGTCTCAGTGCCGTACCGAGCCCGACGGACCTTGAGCCGGTAGAACGAATCTCCCGAGATGATCCTCATGGCGCGGAGGGTGCAGACCTCAAACACCTTGCGGTCGGATGCCTTGAAGATGACCACGTAGACCGCGTTATCGTTGATCGCGTCCTCGGTCTGGGTCGAAAGCATCTTCGACAAGTCCGCGGACACGGTGCCGGCGTCCAAAGTGACCCGCAGGTTCTCGGTGTTGTCCTCGTTGCCAGTGGTCACGGTTCCCCCGGTGTCGGTCGTGGTGGAAACGAAGCTTCCCGTGTTCGGGTAGGTGAACGTCGTGGAGTTGACCACGGTGACGGTCACGGTTCCGTCGAACGTCGCGTCAGCAAACCCGTAAATCGTCACGACGTCCCCGGTCGTCAGGTTATGCGCGGTCGAAGTGACCACGGTGGCCACGTTGGTCGAACGGCTCCGCGTCGATGTCGCCCGGCTGTAGTACGGCCAGGACGCCTGAATCGTGCCGTGGATTGCAAACTGGTCGATGACCCCGAGGCGGTAGAACCCGGACAAGTCATCCTTCCGCAACCAGACGTTGGCCCCGGTTGTGACCGGCGACGTCCTGGCCACCAACGGGACCACGGCCGCGTCGGTGTCTGAGTCAAACATCGCGGGCGGCGGCTGGAAGAACTGCTGTAGCGAAAGCGTTTCGTTGTCCGGGTAGGCGCTGCCCTCGTCGGCGGCTCCCGTCGGGGCGAACGGAACCGGGGCGGCGGCCCTGTCGGACTCGAAGCGGATCGTGGCGCGGCCGGCGGGCGGTTGCGCAATGTCCTTCCCGATGCACCGACAGACGATGGAGACCGACAGCGCATCGTGGGTGAGTAAGAACAGGTCACCTGGGCGGATGCTCGATGCCTTTTCGGCGCGGACCACCAGCGACCCAGACAACTTTGGCTCACCGACAATTTTCTGATATTCGGCCGCGTGTTCGGCCGCCTGGGCTCTCCTAGTGATCCACGGGCGGTCCACCTTTGCGGTGCGCGGCTCCCCGGTCACGGCGAGATTGTAGCCACTCACCACGGCAACTGACCCGTCACGGTAGGACCGCTCCCGGTCGTTGAACTTGACTTGGGTTTGGTTGTAGGTCGTCGCCCAACCGTCGGCCGTGTAGCTGACCTCGTCGATCAGGTCGTTGTAGTCGATGGTTGTTGCCGCGGTGAATGCGGGCGGCGCGGCGTTGTGCGGGAATCGCCCGGCCTCGATCTCCCCGGCAGCGGAGAACCGGACCCACCCGTCACAGTAGGCCAGGATGTCTGCGGTGATCTGTCGGAGACTCTTGGCCTGGGTGAGAACCGGAGAGATGCCGGTCTCGTCGATGCTGGTTTGGATCGCGTTGGCGGCGGACTGCCACGTCGTCGTGTCCGGGCCTCCCGGGGCGTCCGGCGTCAGTGCCGCCCCGAACACCGGGTCAGTGTAAAGGTCAGCCATCGCGGCGACCGGGTTGGCCTGTCCGTCGATCAGCGTGGCCGGATCTCCGGTCAGCATCGTCTGGTTGGGCTTCCTGCGGACGACGACCTCGACGTTTGGCGCGGACGTGCGCTCCCGGCCGAAAAGGAAGTCTTTGAGAACAAGGACGGCTTGCCGCCGGTAGGCTGGGTGCCCGTTGGCTGACAGGCGAGCCTCCCCGACGGTGTCGAGAACTTGGTCGTCAGTGCCCCAATAGAAATAGGCCGACCCGTAGCCATCCACGGTCAGCGGGTAGGGGTTCGTGGCACTCGGCCCAACAGTTCTGACCAACGAGTACCGGACCCAATGCGTGGCGGTCGGCGGCTTGTTGGCGTTGCTCGTCGTGTGCGCCTGGGTGGCCTTCCAGACGACCCCAAGCCATTGCCGGAGGTCACCGATTGCGACGGTTTGCCCGGCATTCCAGAACGTAGCGGTAGGCCAGACGATGCGGCCGTCCACCAAGATTGCGACCAGTTCGTCCACCGGCCCGGCGCAAACCACGCCCGCGATGGTGCCGTAGTAATCGTAAAGCTTGCTTCCTGCGTCCCCGCCTTTCTTTGCCATGGTCGTTTCCTATTTCTTGCCCGGGCGCTCGACCGGGGCCTCCTTGGTGAACTGGTTGTAGATCGGGCTGACCCACCGGAGCGCGAGTTTGCGCTCACCACAGAACCACGGGATCGAAGCGGCCTCCTGGTTGGTCGAGAAGTCTTCCGGCTCGGTGTTGCCGTCGTTGATCTCGGGGTCGGGTTGGTTTCGGGTCTCGCCTTTCACGGGTTGGGCCTCCAGATGGTCGTCAGTCTCGACCGATAAGTTGCGTCCTCGATGGTGGACACGGTCGTCCCGATGCCGTCGAGCGCGTGGATAAACCGGCCATTGCGGAGTGCCACCCCGAGGTGGTGGACGATCCGGCCAATGCGGAACCCGAGGACGTCCCCGGGCAGCACCTCGGCGTCGTGGGGAAGCTGGGTGAACCTTTCGGCCATGGCCTCGAAGAACGGGTTGGCGAGTGAGTCCTCACCGAACCGGCCGTGGGAGATCGGCACTTGCGGGATCATGACCTCGCCCCAACCCGCGGCGGCGTAGAGGGCACCCGCGAGTGTATGGCAGGAAACGCCTAGTCCCTTTGCCGATGAGTTGGCAGCGAACGGCGTCCCCACCCAAGTGGTGGCCTCGGCTTCGAGCGCGTCGATGCGCTCCTCGGTGAACCATGTAGGCGTCATTTCTTACCCCCTCCGATGTTCTGCGAGACTTTGACCAGCGACGGGTTCGTCGCGGGCATGAACGGGTGGCCGCCGAAGTTGACGTAGTTGGCGAACTTGTCCACGCACGTCGCTTTTGCCCCGTTGCAACCCGGGTAGAGTTTCACGGCTGAGAACGGCGGCGGGAACGGGCTCGGATCCCTGGCCATTGTGATCGTCAGAGCCCCTGCGGCTGCGGCGGTGTTGTCGATGATCGCCCGGCGGCTGAGTGTCGCCCCGGATCCGAACTCGGCCCAGCCTCCAGCAAACCAGCCCGCGGTGATCGTCGGGACCGTCCCGATGGTTCGGGCGAGCCCGGTGAGATCGAACGTGAACGGGTAGCCGATGGTTCCCGGGTTGCTGAGTGTCGCGGTGAACTGCCAGGCGGCGCTGGCCAGGCCGCAGCCGGGTGAGAACAGCGCGTGGTTACAGCCGACCTGCATTCTGAAACGCGGATAGATGCGGTCGAACACTGTGCCCGCGGAAACGGCCTTTGCTGTGAGTCTGGAGCCTCGAACGGCCAGCCCGATGATGTCTCCGGTGAAAAGCACCGTGGCGTTGCTGCCGGTCGCCTCGGACACGTCTACCGATGAGATGGTCAGCCTGACCGGGGCCTCGGCCTGGGCGGTCGCCAGTTTGACCAACGGATCCCCTGCGATGATCTCGGACCGGACCTCGATCTCGTCGCGGTCGAGGAAAAGCGACTGTTTGACCGCCCCGTGATCCATGCGGCGGGCGGTGTAGGTGTTCGCCCCGACGGTCAGGTCGGACTCGTAGCTGGTCAATCGGGTTGTGGTCGTCGTGACACCGATGGTCTGGGCCAGTTCGTAGATGTAGCCCCGAGTCGTCAGGAGCCCGATGGTCGTCCCGATGGTTTCGTCGGCGGCCGGCGAATATTCCGGCGGGAGTTCGACGACGGAGACCGCCCCCTGGGCAACGGACCCCATGATGAACTCGAGACCGATGCGCGGCTTGTCGAGCCGGGCAAGGACCAACGTGGCCACCACGGTCTCGGCCGCAGCGAATGCTCCCGGGGCGCTGTTGAGGTTTACCGTCGTCCCGACGATGGTGGAACTCCTCGAGAATGCCTGGATCCCGGTCCCCTGGATGAACGCAAGGTAGTCTCCGGCCTGGATCCCGGCGGCCGACTGCACCGACAGCGCAGATGATCCGGCGGCCAAGTCTGCGGCCATCACGGCGGCAGAATGCCACGTCGGCGTCCAGAACGGCTTGCCGGCCCCGTGGTCGGCGAAGAATCGCAGCAACTTCCAGCACTCGGCCGACGACTGGGTGACGGTGCGGAACTGGGCTTCTCGGGCGTTGGTCTGCGGGTAGATCGTCTCGAACGGGGTCCGGCCAAAGCCCAGTTGCTCCCGGATGATGCGGACGGAAAACGACTCCGGCACGTCCCGCCAATCCAACGCGGTCGGCCACAAGCGCGGGTTGCTGGCGTACCCTGCCAGGTTGGGGCCACCCTGGAAGGTTTGGCTCCCCGGGATGAGCGCGTAGGTCGTCGGGCCTGTCTCTGTGAAATCGACGTCGAACTGGGCGACCGTGGCATTGAGCCACAGCATTTCTCGATCTTCCAAGCGTCCCCAGAATGCCGGGGCGACCATGTCATCGGCCAACACCCACCCGGGCTCCACCGTGGTGTAGAGTTCCCAGGTTGACCAGTCGGCCTTGTAAGCGACCCGGAGACCGGTTGCGGCGATGTTCGCCCGGTTTGCCCACGTCTCGGCCAGCGGCCAGAACGGGACGATGATGGGTTGCGCCTGGTAGCCTCTCAGCGCGTTTTTGAGCGTGAAAGCCTCGGTGCCCTGGACAGTGACCCTGAACCGCAGCTTGGCCCGCATCGTCGCGGCGTGGGGGCGTCGAGCTTCGCGGCCGGTCAGCCCCTCCTCGAACTGGCTGACAAGGTCGAACGTCGCTCCAACCGGCGATCCCCAGTCCGGGGCGTCGTTGAGCAAGAGAACCGATTGGCCGGCGAACGTGGTTGAGATCATGCGCGGGAAAACTCGTGGGCGTGTTGTCGCATGATGTCCACCAACACCGTCCGGCCGTCGTTGGACTTCGCCCAGTCAGCGAGCCTGGCCGGGTTGTCGAAGACTCCCATATTGAGGGTGATCGGACCCGGGGCGGCCGGCGACGTGAAGGCACCTGGATCGGATGCGCCCGCGGCGGTCATGGCCTGGAGCGTGGACAACCCGATGCGGTCCACAGCGTCGGCCGGGACCACGAACTCGCCCCGGTGAACGATGCCGGCCACGTCGTTCGGGTTGCCGTCGCCCGTGTAGCCGCCCGTCTTGAATGCGGCCAGCGACTGCGCGAGGACCATGCCCTGGGCTCCAAGGATGAATCCGGGAGCGGCGGCCGCGGCAGCACCGTAGGACGCGATGGTGGCCAACGTGGCGGGCGTGGCCCAGACCGCACTTGAGGCGGCAGCGATTGGCATCGTAGCGGCCAAGCTGGCGGCCATGATCGACTTGCCCACCGTGGCCATGAGGATCTGAGTCGCCACCCACCGGACGCCCATTTGGACGATGGACTGGACGATGGTGGTGAGAATCGTGGTCCCGATCATCATCAGGGCCTGACCCCAAGACATCGTTCCCATGATGAGCCCCGTGATCCCGTTCGAGATGGACGAGATCGCGGAGTTGAACACGTCGGCGAACGTCGAAGCCATTTGCTGGGCAACCGTTCCGAACTGGTTTTGGAGTTGAACGACGGTGGCCTGGAAGTTCTCCCCGAACGATTCCGGCGACGGCCCCATGCCGACCATTTGATTCTGGACCCCTCCCGCGGTGCCTTGGAGTCCGACAATGCGTTGCTCGATCTGCACCCGCTCGGCCTCGGTGGCGGTGGCCTTGAGCTTTTCGAGTTCGGTGATCTGCCGGGCGATGAGATCAAGCTCGCCCTGCATCAGACGCTTTTTCTCCTGGTACTTTTCCAGGTTGGTCATCAGCCAACTAGATTCGACGGCCCCGCGGGCCTGGTTGATTTGCTGAAGTTGGCGGTTGTAGGACAGTTCGAGCTTTTGAAGCTCCAACTTTACGTTGATGAGCTTCGCCTCGTTTTCGATGACGGCTTGGGCCCCTCCGGTGATTTCTTTCCGGGCTCTCTCAGTCGCCAAGACCTGGTCGATTAGCGCCTTGAGCTTTTCGCGGGCGGTGATCTGTTTTCCGCTTTCGTCGGTGATGCCGGACTCAATTCCGATGAACTCGCGGTAGGTTTCCAGCAGCGCGTCTATGATCTGCTTTTGGTTTGCGGCGTTGGCCTGGGCAATGGCAGTTCCACCGGCCAGCGCCTCGGCAAAGTTCGGGGTCGTTTGCTCGATTTGAGGAAGGTTGACCCTACCCAACGTTGCGACAGAAACCGAGGCCAGGACCGCGTTGATTGAAGCGCGGATAGCGGCTCCGATGGCCTGGGCGGCGTAGATCCCGACGGAGTTCCAATAGCTTTGGAAGAACGTGTTGAGGTCGATGAATGTCTTAGCGGTGCCGGCCACCAACGTCGCGGCCGAGTTCCCGATAGCGTTGGCCACCCGTTCGTCGGTAAAGAATCCGATGACCTTGTCGCGGAGTTCTGCGAAAGCCTCGGTGCCATATTCGACCCCGGCCTCGATGGTGAGACCAATGAACTCGGCCAAGCGTCCATCCCGCCACGATTGGACGGCGATCCTGGTCCATGCACCGATGCGGGCTCCAACGTCCTCGACGACCGGAATGAGTTCGGCAATGCCGATTTTGAGCGCGTCGAACAACGGCTTGCCGATGTCGGCCAACGCCATGTTGAACGTGTCTTTGAGGGTTGAGAGCAACCCGCTGAACGTCTGAGACTGGTCGGCCATCGCCCCACCGAGGCGGCCGAACGTGTCCCGGAGGATCGTCATGGCCTGGCCGGCACCTTCACCTGACTCGGCAAGATCGTTAAGCTTGCGGGCAGTCGTGCCGGAGATCAGACCCATCTCGATGAGGCGCAACGTGGCCTCGCCGACCGGCGTTCCCGACTGCAGTCCAGCGTACAAGCGGCCGATCCACATTGCGGCCTCCTCCAACGGTCGTCCCGTGGCCGCGGCGGCGTCACCGACAAGGCGGAGTCCGTCCCCGGTGGCCAGCGCTCCGTTGGTGAGGCTCTGGAGAACCTTGGACGCCTGGACGATCTCGGGAAGCTCGAACGGGGTTTGAGCGGCGAACCGGGCCAGTTCAGCCATTCTACGGCTCGCGGCCTCGGCGTTGCCCAACAGCGTCTTGAATGCGACCGCCTGTTGCTCCAATTGGGCGTTGAACCGGACGGACTGCTGGATCGCGGCCCCGAGACTTACCAAGCCGCCGACAGACGCGGCCACCCCGGCCAGCGTTGCCTTGAGGCTCGACGCGGCCGACCCAATGGCCCGAAGACCCGCGTTGACGTCCGCGGACCCCTGGAGCCCGATCTTGATCCGTAGATTTGTGTCCGCCATGTCAGCCGCCTTTCGCTTGTTTCGTCAGTTGCTTCTGGAGGCGTTCCAACACGGTCCGGCCCTCCTTGGCAACCGTCGCGGCCGTTGCCGCATAGGTTGTGTGCAGATTGAGCAGCCCCGCCCCCGCGTCAATGCGCGAGGCCGCAGCCGCCAAAAGCCGCAACTGGGCCGGACTGTGTTCGACGGCCTGGGCGAGCGTCAGACCACAGCGGACCGCGCATTCGGCAACCCAGTCGGCGAGGCTGACAGCAGTTGCTTGCCCAACTCGCCGCTTGATCCCGGCACCAGTTGCTCCTGTCGCTGCACTCTGCGACGGAGCCACGCGGAAAAAGAATCGGTGTTGAGGCCCTCCCCGACCTCAAGCAACTCGACGTGAGAATCGGCCGTCAGCTTGTCGGCCCAGCCCGCGGGCTTGTCGGCCAGCAGTTCCAACCGGGCAGCCTCGTCGTCGATGGTGGCGAGGTACTGCGGGAGCAATCGAACCGGGAGTTGGCGGAGGAAAACGATTTCCGTCTTCCGGTCGATGGTGTAGGCGACCATTTCACGGCCGCCCTTCAATGTTTCCATGCTGTCAGTCATGGGGTTCTGTCAGGGTTTGGTTTCTGGTTGAGGCCCGGGACCGGCGAACCAGCCTTCGGGCAGAGTCACTTTCCGGGTCAGCGTCCAACGGCCATCCACGAACACGTAGACCGGCCCGCGCACTCCCGGCCCAAGGCGAACGACGTCAGCCCTGGGGTCGATCATCACCGCCCTTGTTCCGCAGCCGGTCACGAAGCCAAGCATTCCAACCGCGGCGAACCTCTGGAGGTGTTTCAGCATTTCGGGCGGTCGGGTTTTCCTTGGTCAGGCCGTAGAGGAACTTCACCAGGGCGGTGACGATCTGTTCGACCCAGTTCACGCCTTCGGCTCGGTGGGCTCCGGCAGTTGGGCAGCCTTGGCGGGCTTGGCGTCCTTGGCGGCGATGAGCCCAACTCCCGCGGTGATTGCCGCGATGGTCGCCCCGATGTCCACGTTGGTCGTGGGATCGTTGTCGAAGATGGCCTTCAGCGCGAAGCCGACGGCGGCGAGAATGGAGCCGAGTCCGGCAAGGGTGGTTTTGAGGTTCATGGTCAGTCTTTCTTTCGGAGCAGACGGTAAAGCATCACACAGGCGATGATGCAGGTCACGATTGAACCGATGGACGAGGCGAACTCGCCCAACGGCTTGAGCCATCCCATGATCGCGGACATGAGCCCGGATCCGATGCCGATGGATCCGTCCCGGATTTCGTGGGTCTGGTTCGTCATCGTCGCGGTCAGTTCTTGGTGGGTTCCTCGGGCTTGTTGGCGGCGGCGGCCTTGGCTGCCTCCTCGGCTTCCTTCGCCTTGAGCGCGGCTTGCATGAACTTTTCAGCGAGCGGCAGCACTTCCTTGGCAATCGGGAGGCCTCCGGTCCTGGTGGCCCACTCGTAGATGTCGAGGGCCTTCTGGGCCTCGGCTTCGGTGAACTTCAGGACGAAGACTTTGATCGTGGCGTGCTTGGGCGCGAGTGCAGGTGCGTTTTCCATGTCAGGGAGCGGAGACTTCCTCCACGGCGATCTCAGCCGTCAGCGTGTCGTCTGTCGAGACCGAAGCGTCAGCGGTGACAACTTCAACGATCTCGATCTCGGGCTCGATCTTCGGGTGCGCGGCGGCCCACGCGGCGATGACCTCCGGCGTCCACAGCGCGTTAGCGATGCGGACAGCCTCGGCCGGTTTCCCATCGAGCGAATCGCCCGGAGCAAGGTCGTAGGTGCCAACCGGCTCCACGGAGACCTGAACGCCGTCCTTGAGATAGGCGACAGTCTCCTGGACGAGCAACGAGCAGTCAGGCCGCACGGTGACGGCGCAGCGGTTCTTGGTTTCGATCATGGGTTAGGCTCCGGGTTGGATGTTGGTGGCGAGTTGTGCCTGGTAGGCAGCGATGACCTCGGGAGTCCAGGCCGCGGTGGCAACGGTCACCACCTGCTCGGGCTGGCCGTCCAGGTCGGATCCAGGGGCCAGGCAATAGCGGTGGAAGGTCTGCGCCTTTATGGTCTCGCCGTCCAGAATTTGGTTAGCAAGACGCACTTGAATCACGCCATTCGGCGTGACCTCAACAAGTGAGAGGATTGTTTTTTCGGTGAGTTGCATGGTGTTAGACTCGGTAACTGACCGTGAAAATCAACGCAGCAGAAGTATCAATAGTAACTGAAGCCATCGAACCACCACCTGTTGGAACTTGATTAAAGTTAAATGAGTTTGTTCCAGGGATAGTCCAACCATAAAGTGTATTGTTAGCACTTAAATTAATGCCGTTAACATAACCAAACGCAACCGCAGTATGACTTGATGCTTCGGAGCTTGTTTGAAACGGAAGTCCTGCAAGCTGCATTTCACCAACTCCAGTATGCGCGGTCCAATCCATGTAACAATGGCAAGTGACCATGTTTCCAACCTTTGTGTATCGTGCAACTCTTGCAGAATATGTTCCAACTCCTGCGGTTGTGACTCCAACAATAATCGGCGTCCAAGTCCCCTCCTCGTAATCGTCGAGCGTGTTGGCGTCGGTCGAGGCGGACTGGGCGGCAGGGAACGTGATGCCGACTCCGCTGGCGGTAGTCGAAGCTCCCATGAGTGCGGCAGCTCCATTCGCGTTGAGACTCAACGCCGTTCCTCCGTTCGTATTTAAGTTGATCGAAACGCCCTCAAGCGTCAGCAGTTGCAGTGCGTTTTCTGCCACATTTGTGGCCTGAATTGCACAGCCGTAAGCAGCGTTGACGTAAGGCCGAATGCGAAGTCTTCCAGAAGCAGCACGAAACGAAGCGGCTTGAGCGCCATCAGCAACGAGGACGGAGAACTTTTGATTAGGACTCTCACCGATTCCAAACCCGAAACTATTGAGCGTCATCCGAGTTCCACCAACACCGTCTAGCCAAGTCTGAACGCCGTCGGTTGCAATCTGGTAGTAAGGCTTTCCGTCGGGAGAGAATCGAATTGCACGAACTCCAGAAGTTGTACCAATTACAAGCGCGTCTGAGTAATTTGACTCAATGTAGCCGGACCTTCCGTTTGCTACATCGTCGGTGATTGTTAGGCGTGTTGCCGCTGCCGTGTTGCCAATATGAAGCCGGCTCGTTGGTGAAATACCAACACCGACATTGCTATTAAATTGAGTAACGCCCGCCACCGTGAGCGGTCCGTTGATGTAGTCCCCTGGGGTCTTGATGTTCCAACTCATGGTAGGTAAGTGTTAGGCTTCGTGGACGGCTAGGTTCTTGGTGCCGGTCCCGCCGTGGATGGCGTAGATGGCAAAGTTGTTGCCGGTGAACCGGCCCGAGATATCCGTGGACATGATGACATCCCACGGGGCAAGTCGGATTCCAGGAGTCGCGCCCGTGTCCGTGGTCACCGTGGCGGTGCCGTCGAATGACAGAAAGATGGGCGTGTCGCTTTGGTTTTGGATCATCAGCCACTGCCGTTCGGTGGCCGGATCGACAAGGGTGGCGGTCGTCGCCACGGCGATTTTGGAGATCATGGGTTAGGTCAGAGGATTTTCCACTTGGTGCCGGTGTAGCTGAGGACCAGAACCGCGTCGTTGCGGTCGATGGTGTAGGACGTCTGGCCGGCCGTCTCGATGTCCCTTGTCCCGCCGTTGACCGTGATGGCCTGGCTTGCTCCCTGGCCGGAGATGTCGGCGATCTCGATGCGCTGGGCGAGGCTGCCCGGGTTGGGCAGGTTGATGGTGACCGGGGCGAGGCGGGCACCGACCTGCACCAGGTAGTTGGTCCCGGCGACCAGCGTGGCGGTATGGTCCACGGCGGTCGGGCTGGCGGGCGTGGTGATGCCGGCGACCGGCGAAGTCTCGCCCTGGAGGACAAGCGCGGTGGCTCCGGTGTTGTCGAACGCGGCCGCATTGCCCGGGGTCTTGTTGTCGGGAGTCGAGTTGACGAACGACTGGGACAAGTTTGGCATCACCGGAACCGGCGAGGTATTGTCGAATGCCGTGGCGTTGTTGGGCGTGGCGGCTCCCGGCGGGGTGTTGTCGAATGGGTTGTCCTCCAGACCGACGTCAAGGCTTCCCACGGTGATCTGGGTAAAGATCACGGGCGACGTTCCCACCGTGGTCACGGTCGAGGTGAGTTGCCACCAGGTGTTCGCGGACGTGCCCCCGGTGACAGCGACGATGATTTCAACCGGGAACTCGTTTGGGGCGTCAAACAGGTTCAACCGGGCCAGCACGGCCTCGTTGAGTTGGTCGGCCTGGCCGGTCGATGCCGGGCCCTGGAAAGTCAACGTCCCGCTCGGTGATGCCGCAATGAGACCGGACACGGTCAGCGTCTCGGTGCCGTTGGTGACGTTGTATCCGTTGGCCTGGGACCAGTAATAGAGACGACCGGCGGTCAGTCCCGTTTGGGTCTTGGTGCCCGCCCCGAACGACGCGGAGATGTCCACCGAGGTTGCCCCCGCGGCGGCGACGTAGATGCCGTTTTGGCTGGTCGTCGATTGCGCGGTCACCAACACGGCCCGGCTTGAAACCGTGGCCGCGGTGCCCTGCAAGCTGACCCCGTCCAGGGTACCGGACAGGGCAGCCGCCAAGGTGAGGTTGCTCTGAGCCCGAACGACCGCGGTGAACCTCGAAGGAACACCGTAGATCGTCGGGGTGCTGTTGCTCCATGCCGCGGCCAAGCCGGGCGTGATTGGATCGGCTGGCATTGCGGTGGGTGGGTTAGGCCAAGGTGCCGGTGTTCAGCGTCGAATGGAGAACGCGGGCCTCGAATTGAGCGGTCACCACGTTGTCGCCAAAGGTGATCTCGCCCGAGACCTTGATCTGCACGTAGAGGTCCACCGTGTTGACGATGGCGTCGGCCTGGTTGTACTGCTGCAGCTTGAGCCAGCCCTTCTTGGTCGCGCCCTCCAGCGGGTTGTACTGGGTCGAGGCGTTGGTGAGGGCCAACGTGCCAAAGATCATCTCGAATGCCAGCGGGCTGAGTTCCTGGGCGGTCAGGTTGACGGACAACTGGCGCTTGGTCTCGATGACGTCATAGAGACGCATCACGCCCGGGGTCGGGGCGAAGATGTCGCGCTCCTCGCGTTCGTGCTGGATGGTCACCTCGGACAAGATGCCGAGGTCGATCCAAGACGTGTCAGCGGCTCCGGGCTTTGCGGTGCGGCTCGCGGTGCCGGCGGACGGGACGGTGAAGCTCGCGCCATCGCGGAAGAAAAAGCCGTGATTGCCGAGGATGACTGGGGCGGTGTTCATGGTTGGGTTGGGATCAGTTCAGGGTTGAGAGTTTGGTGAAAAGCAAGTGGTAGCCGAGAAGCCCGGTGTCGTTGACTGCGATCTGGAGAAAGTCCTCGGAGGTCTCGAAGCGGCGGTCCCCGGCGGTTGCCGGAACCCACGACAAGACCGCCTGGGTTGCGGCGGCCACGGCCGAGTAGATGTTCCGGTTGGCCCCTCCGACCGATGCGTTGACGTGCGGGTTGATGAGAACCCGGACCACGATCTCGGCGTCGAGCAACAGTTTCCCGGCACCCAAGTCCCGACGCATTGCCCGGAGAATCGGTGGGACAACGACCACGCACCCGACGGATCGAAGCTGGGTTTCGATGGCTGAGTCCTGGAGGCCGTCGTCGGCGATGCAGGACACGGCCGGGCTCGCCGAGAAGAAGGCGTTGGCAGTGATTGCCGCGGCCACCGTCGATTGCATGGATGCGAGGGCGAGCATCGGTCAGATTGCCAAGGTGCGGGCGGCCTGGGTTTGTTTGCGGAGGATGTAGGCCATCATGTCAGCGCGTGATTCGTCGAGCGCGTCCGCGATGGCGGCCTGTTGGCGCGGCTTCTGGAGGCTCGCGGCCAGTTTGCCGGATGACTCGTTGCCGCCCCACCGAAACGTGAGCGTCGAAGCATCTTTGTCCCGCTTGAAACCGACTTCGGAAAGGAACCGGCTGTAGCGGTCGATTATCTTCCGGCGCTGCTCACCGAAACGGTCGGCGGCCAGTTGTTGGGAAAGTGACTTGTACCGGGCGGAAAACGCGGAGAACCCGCGGCCGCTTTCGCGGGCGTTAAGTTCGGCGCGGACCAGTAGCGCCTGGAGATTGAGGCGCTTTCCTCCGACCAGTTTTGACGCGGACAACTTTTTGCCGCCCATGCGGAGCTTGCGACCGGCCAGGGTCTGGGAGACGCCCAGCTTGGCGTAGACCCTTTGCCGGATCTTGTCGCGGACCTTGAGCCCCCCACCTGAAGCAAGCGCAGCCAGGCGGCTCTCGCGGACGGACCCTTTGTCCGGGGCGAGCGCGAGTAACTTCCGGGACAATCGGAACCCGAAGTCGGCTCCCTTTTTTGCGACGGCCTCGGCCGCCCCAATGCTCGATAGCGCGGCGTAGCGGGTCAGCGCGGCGTTGAACTCGTCGAGGTTGGTCTGAAAGGTTAGAGTCACGTCGTCACCTCGCAGTCCATGAGCCAAGCCAGCCCGTTGAACCGGACCGACTGGATGCGATGGTATTTTGTCCCCTGGGTGATGATCTCCCCGACCCGGGGCGCGGGACTCACGGCACCGTCCACAAACTCCACCCGGGAGGTAGCCTCGCGGTCAAAGTCCGGGCTGTCAGGGAACGGCTTTTCGTCG